GCACCACTTGTAAATACAGTTTTTTGTGCAAGTACACTTCTATGTGTAGATGATTTTCTTTTTAGCTCTGCTAAATATTGAGGAAATAAATTATCATTACCAAATGGAACCCACTTGGTAGATATGTTTTTTAAATTTTTTGGTTCAGTAATATTTGGTGGGATAGCTAAATCAAAAACCCCAAACTCAAACGTATTACTTTTCTTAGTCGTCTTTCTTAACTGACTTTGATTTTTTGTTTGTTTCTTTAACGGTGCTTTTCTCATTTGATTGATTTGTTTTTTCAATTTTATCTACATATAATTTTCCGCCATCTATTTCCTCGTAGATATGAGCAAGTTCTTCTTGAGTAGCATCATTCCATCTAACAAAATAACCGCCATAAAAGCTAGTCCCTGTGCCTTTATATGTTTCTTTAACCGAATAATTTGCCATAATTAAATATATTTTTAAGTGAGGTAAACTTACAAAATTTTTATTGTCTTTGCAACCACACATATTAAAAGATATTTAGCAAGGGGTTTCCCCCTCGCTATTTATCTAAAATTGATTAAGCAGTTGTTGCAGTTACATCATTTGCTAAAACATTAATTTGCGCCGTGTATTCTCTAGGCAGTTCAAATTGTCTTGCAGTTAAAGTAACTGTAACTCCGTTTTCGTCTGCATAAGCAGCTCCACTTCCTCCTTCTATTGATGTTAAGTTTGCATAAGTTTGGTTTCTGTCCCAAGAGTCAGCACCTACACTTTGGCTTTTATATTTCTCACTTAAACCAATCACCATTTTTTTACCACTATTTAGCTCTACAAGTGCAACAGCACAAGCAGGCTCTATATCAGTAAGTTTATCAAAGGCACTTCCTTGAATATTAGGAAGATAAAAAGATAAAGCGCACTCATAAGATGTGCTTCCTCCTTCTTTTGCTCCTGTTATAGTAAGAGAAGCTGTTTCATTCTTAAATTCAAATCTAGCCCAAGGAGTACCTGTGTCTGCTACAATGCTACTATACGAGTGAGTACCTGCACCACCTGCAGTAACCGTGTCTATATTTGTCAAATCTGTTATAAGGATTTGTCTAATACCACCAACGGCTTGTAAGTCACCACACGCTACTAATAATCCTGTATCTATTGCCATATTGTTTTATTTTAAAGGTTAATAATTATTTAATTAAGCAAGCTCCTGTTACTAAAGAGTTCCAACCATATTGGAATCCCATTGTAAAGTTAGCTCTAATATACATATTATCAGAAACCTCATCATAAAACATTTTTAATTGATTATCAGGGTCAGTTACATTTGAACCAATCATTAAATTGTCTTTTGCAGCATAGATACAACCATTCTTAGCATTTTTAGCAGCACCTGAACCTGTCATATTTGGCATTAGAAATAAAGCAGGGTTTAAAGCTGTTAAAGCTGTATCCCACTCATACATACATACTATTTCTACACCTCTGAAACGTAGTCTTGGGTAATTAACACCTGACTGAGCTTCTGAATGTCCATAATCAACTGAACCTGCTGTTGGAGCAAGAGCTGTTAAAGCACCATAATACGCATTATAAATGTTTGGAGTTACAAACATTCTTTTTTCTGATGCAGGAATTTGTTGTAATTCTGCAGGAGCAGTATCAAATACGCTAGTTAATAATTGAGTTGCATCTAAAGCTGTAATAGCTCCACCTACAGTATTATAATTAGCTGCAGCACCATTAGTTGCAGTAACCTCATTTAATCTAGTTCCACTAACTGCACCACCTGCTGATAAAGCTTTCCATAGACCATCAGCCCACTTGTAAGAACAAGTTGCACCTGAAGCATTAACTGATGAATCACCTGCCCACATATTTCTAACAACATCTGATTGAACACCACTTCTTACTCTGCTTAAAATTACATCAGCTAATTGTGTTCCTGTTAAGTCAGGCATATTTAATCCTGATTTGTAAGACTCAACGATAAATTGGTCTTTAAATTCGTCCCAACATTGTACTTGTTTTACCGATACATTTTCTACTGTAATTACCTTTGGAGCAATAGTAAATCCTGCAGGGTTACAAGTATTAGTTGTAGAACAACCTGTGTTTAATGCTGTAATTCCTTGTAATTTAGGAGCTAACATTAAATTTTGTTTATATTTTACATTAGGATAAACAGTATAATTGCTCATAATATCATCAGAACGAAACATTGGTTCTAATAAAATTTTTGAAGCGTACTGCCCTTGATAATTTGCTCCTAATCCGTCTAAAGCTATATTTGCCATTTTTTAATTTTTTATTTATTTATATTTATTTTAATTTTGCTGCTAAAGCAGAAAAGAATTTGCTTTCTTTATCTTCTACCTTGTTGTCAATAACTACAGGGTCACCATCAGTTGATAGTTCAGTACCTTTAGCATCTGCTTTACTTAATAAAGCATTTAGTCTTTCTACTTCCTGAGTAAGAGTTTCTTTTTCTCCTACTAATTCAGCAACAAAACTATCTAGTTCAGTAACTTTAGCTTCAAATCCTGTAAGTTTCTCAGAAACTTCTTTTTCGTCAGCCATCATTACCTCTACCTCTTTAACATCTTCAGTTTCAGACTCATTACTAGCTTTTACTTTAGTAATAATTTCTTCAACTTTAGCGTTAAACCAATTTTTCAATTCTTCGGTCATTTTTTTACTTTTTAAATTAACACTTAGTTTATTTTGAATTTCCTTGTCTGTAATATTTTTAAACTTAGAAACGTCATATTTAGCCGCTACTTTAATAGCGTCAGAGATAGAGTCAATAAATCCTAAATTAAAAGCTTCATCAGCGCTTAACCAAGTTTCCTCGTCCATCATTTCTTTTACCCTGTTATAAGGTAGATTAGTTTTTTTAGTATAGATGTCAGCAATTTCACCGCTTATTTTATCTAATAATGCAGCAGTCTTTCTTATTTCAGTTGCCTCACCCATGGCTCCACCCCAAGCATTGTGTATCATAAATAGTGAATTTTCAGCCATAACGACCTCATCACCTGCTAATGCAATTACACTTCCCATACTTGCAGCTATTCCTTCTATATATACTGTTGTTTTTGCTGTTCTTTTTTTAAGAACATTGTAGATTGCCATACCTTCAAACACATCACCACCTACACAATTAATGTGTAAGCTCATTGGAGTATCTTTGTATGATTTAATTTCTTCAATGAAGCTTTGAGCTGTTAAGCCAAAAGTACCTATTTCATCAAAAATGTAAACGTCTGCAGACTTGTTAGACGCTTCTGCTTTAATGTTATACCAATTTTTATTCATAGACGCAAAACTATTTTTTAGTTTTCAAAAAGTTGCGCAGTTTTAGGAAAAAATTTTAGTATGTAATATTTTCAGAAGCAGATTCTTTTTTTCTTTCTTTATAAACTATACTTTGTGCTTGCCTTTCAGAAATATTATATTTAATAGATAAGTCCATAAAAGTATAAGTTCTATTACCCTCATTAGTTCTGAGCATACAATCAAAATCATATATTATCATATAGTTTCTTAACCGCTTAGGCTCTACTATGCCTTTTTCTATTAGATGTCTTAATATGTCTTTAGTTGTTGGGTCGTGCCATCTTTTAATAATTTCCTTTTCAGCTAAATCTATATAATCATAAACAACATCTACTTTGTTTTGTCTTGACGCCATATTAATTATTAGATTCCCAAAATCTGTTTACATCTTCCCAAAACATTGTAACTGCTTCTCTACACCCTATACAGCCCATTCTTTGTTTTATTTGTGGAAAATGTCTATGCCATTCTTGAAACAAGAAAGTTAAACCGTCAGGGTGATACTTACCAACAGACTCCATATGTTTTCTGTTAGTTTTTACAGCATCTATTATTTCTTCTTTTTTTTCTTGTTCTATTTTATTAGCTATAGCTTCAACACTCATAAATATTAGTTTATATTATTCTTCCCATTTGTGTAAAGGACATTCTCCTTTATACCTTTTAGTTAATGATGCTTTTGCATCTAAAAAGCAAGTGCATTTAGCACATCTTGCTCCTTTATCCCACTTAGGATATCTTAACATTAAGAAGTTTCTATAAAAATCGCACTTTTTACAGGTATCTAATCTATCTTGCTTTACTTTTTTACTAACAAACATATGTTTATATTTTAAAATGTGGCTTCCGCCTCTATTAAACCTACAGTATTTTGGCTATTTGTTATATCAGCCTCAACCACTACTACCCTACTACTTGTATTCATTGCGCCCATCATATTCTGTTGACCTATTGCATTAAATTGTGAGCTAGCAAAAGAAGGCATATTCATTAAGCCACCATCTGCAAATTTAACACCACCACCTGCTGCGTTCATAGCCGATAGCTGTCCTTTAAACATAGCTGTACTACGTTTATTTATAACAGCCTCACCGCCTTCAAGCTCTACTACTCTGCCGCCTACTGCAAACTTCTCTCCGCCTTGTGCGTGTGACTTGCCTTGTACCATACCTCCATTAGCAAACTTTTCTAACAAACCACCATCAGCAAATTTTTGTGATGCAATTACTGCAATTTGTGCAGCAGTCATAGCAGCAACAATAGGTGAAAAAACAAATTGAAGTGGAAACCCTACATTAGCTGCAGTTTGTGTCATAGCTAATGCACCATTTACAATAGCCTGTGCAATATCTAATCTTTTCTTTCTTTCAAATGCTTTTCTTTGTACTTGCTCTACTTGTTTTTCATATTGTTCTTCAGTTATAACTCCCGCTTCTTTTCTTTCTTCTAAAAGTTTTTGTTCTCTCCTTGAACGACTTTGTGCATTATTACCAATTATTGTAAATATACTGTCAGAAAAAGTTTGGAACATTTGTAATTGTTCTTGTGCTTTTTCTACTTGTCCTTTAAAATACTCATCACTTAATGCAACTTGATTTTCTTCTAATTGTTTTTGATTTTCTATAAAAGCTTTATTATATTCTTCAAAAGTCATTGGAGTAGTCGCTGTACTTTCTCTTACTCTGCCTAGTTCATTTAGCCTGTCAATTTCTTCTTGTATTGCATCAATTTTTCTATGTCTTGCAGCAATTTCTAAATCTGTAGTACCTGGCATTTTTTGAGCTATTTCTAACTCTTTTTGCTTTATATTTATTAAATCATTTTTTAATCTTTTTTCTTCTTTATCAGCTTCTTCTCTTGATTTTTGTATATCTTTTTCTTGTTTTATTTTAACTCCTAAAGTATATATTTCGTCAGTTAAATCTTTGATTCTATTTTCTGCTGCTTTTCTTTCAAACTCATCAGTAATTCTTTTCATTAGTAAGCTTTCTTCAAGGTCAAATCTTTCTACTTTTCTAAGTCTTATACCTTCTTTTAAAGCTTTTATGTTTTCATCAGAAACCAATTTAGTATGCGCTAACTCTTTAAGTGATAAATCTAAAAAATCTTGTTTTTTATCATTTAAATCATCTTGAGAATCGGCTAATTCATCTGTCGCTTTCATATTATCATATAAACCTATAAGAACCTCTCCTAATAGAACTACAAGAACTCCTAATCCTGTTCTAGCTATTGCGCCTCTTAAACTTTTCATACTAACAATAAGTCTTTTTGTTGCAAAATCTGCCTTACCTGTAGCTAAAGCAAGAGCTACGGTTGCTAAACTTTGTAGTTTAGTTGCTACTGTAGTTATTTTTAAAGCTGCATAACCCGCAAGAAAACCTTTTGTAAGAAGCGAAACAAGATTTATTAATCCTGTAATAATTTTGCTATTATCAGATAAAAAATTACCAAAAGCTGCTAATCTTTCTCCTGTTTTTTGCAACCCATCAGCAAAATCTTTCATTATAGATATAGAAAGGCCTTGTAGTGCAGATTTAAATTTTAGAAAAGCACCCTGTAAAGTGTCACCAACAATATCAGCCATTCTTTGAGCCTCTCCTGATGAGCCTTTTAAATTGTTTCTGTATTCTGTTAAAATATTAGAACCTGCTAACATAATTTCAAAAGCAGCAGCCTGTCTTAAATCTACTACTTCTAAAACATCAGCCATACTTCCACCTTCCTCTCTAAATTCTTTCATAGCAGGTATAAGCTCATCTAAAGAATGAATTGTTCTTCCAAATGATTTTACTAAATCAGAAGAAGGGTCTTGCATTTTAAGTAAAATATTTCTTAAAGATGTACCCGCAATAGAAGCCTCAATACCTGCATCAGCTAATTTTGCCATTATAGTTGTAGTGTCTTCTATAGAAAATCCTGCCGCCTTAGCAATAGGAGCAACTTTAGTCATAGAAGTTTGGAACTTTTCTATATCAAGTGCAGATGTTGCAAAAGATACAGCCATAACATCTACAACTCTTTGTGTGTCAGAAGCATCTAAACCAAAACCTCTAATGGCTGAAGCAGCTACAGTAGCACTCCTAGCCAAATCACTACCCGTAGCAGTAGCTAATGCAAGAGTAGCTTCTTGTGCGTTCATTATTTCTTCTGCACTAAAACCTAACTTAGAAAAGTTAAGTTGTAATTGTCCAACTTGTTCTGCAGTAAAAAATGTTGTTCTACCAAGCTTTTCTGCTGACGCATTTAATGCAACAAATTCTTGTTCTGTAGCTCCTGAAATGGCATTTACCTTAGCCATAACAAACTCAAACTCAGTAAAAGTTGTAACTATAGAAGAAACAATCCTATTAACAGTTCTAAAAGCAGTAACAATAACGCCAATAGCTGCAGCTCCTTTTATAATTTGCTTAGCCATACCATTAGATGACTTAGTAACTTTTTTTGTATTATCGTTAGAATCTCTTAAGTCTTTATTAAGTTTTCTTAACTCAGCAGATTTATGTTTTACACCTGTTGCTGTTTTACTATATTGCTTAGCCGCTTTTTTGCCTAATTTAACTCCACCTGCAGTCAATTCTTCTGTAGCCTTCATTTCGGCTCTCATATCTTTTAGTTCCTTTTTTAACTTTGAAACTTTTTCTATGTTTTTAATTTCAACCTCTATTGCTACTTTTTTGTTTAATGCCATATTATGCTATTGTTAATTGTATTACTTTGCCTGTAAAAACCGTTCCTATTTCTGCCTCTATTGATTTATATATATCATTTTCTATTGCTGATATTATACCTGAATCTTCTGCTCTTGCAAAAGCATAACCTATAAAATTATATCTTCTAGGAGCAACCATTTCTCCTCCTTTAGTTAAATATTGTGATGCTAATTGTCTTACAACAGACTCTGCAAATCTTTCTTTATCTTTAGAGTTGCTAAATGTTATTCCTTTTAATGTTGCCCACTCTAGTATTCTATCTTCAGTTACCACAACACCGTCAGTATCGCCTTCATTTACCAAGTTCATATAACTAACATCAGAAACAATATCTAAAAACAAACTTCCAAAAAATTCGTTAATTTCTATTTTAAAAGATTCATACAGAGTTCTTGAAGCAATATGCTCTTGTTCTTCAAGCTCGTCTTGTAAAGCTTTTCTAAAAAACTTTCCCGCTCTTGTAAGCCCTTGAACTATTTTAGGATAATCTTCTTTAGCCATATTATTCGTCGTCCTCTATTATGTTATTTACACTTCTCCTTAATACTTGATGAGCATTACCATAATCATCTTCAGCTACAATAGGTATTAAAAAATCTTCACCACTAATTGTTACGGTCATATACACTTCTAATCCACTTATGTTTGGAACACCACCGTTATTTATTTGATTTCTTTGTTCTGCCATACTTATATATTTCTAAAATAAACTCCTGTTGAATTATTCCATTTACCATCATTTTGGTTTAATGTTGGTTCGTCACTTGCAAAGCCACCATAGCTAATCCACTTAACTAATTCTACTTTTGTTGTTTTATTTGTTAATGGAGCATAGTCAGATATTTTATTTATTCTCCAATAATCACCATCTATATAAACTAATTTTCTTAAATCTAAATTAATAATATCTTTAATTTTTAAATTTACTTGCAAAGTTCTAACTCTTGGATTTTCTTTTACCATTTCTATCATTTGCTTATAATAAGTTTGATATAAGCCATTACCTACACTATAAGCACTATAAGTATTATTTGCGTCATCATAATCTCTAACCCAAACATTTCCATAAGATAAAACAGGCGAGCTGCTATCGTCTCTATTGTATGATGTAGCTTGTGGAAAAGATGTTGATATAACATTAATAGCAGTTTGGTCAGCAAATATGCCTTTAAATGTAGAATCCCAAGTTTGTGCTACTGCATATTTTAAACAAGTTGCTCCTGATAAATTAGGGCTGTATTTTTTCCAAAATAAAAGTCTTGGTTGAAAATCAAATCCCTTGTCAGGCCTTGTAGTGCTGTTTGGAGACAAGTATACATTTCCTTCCGCTTCTTGCCATACACAAGCTATATATGGCTGTGGATTAGGATTAGAAGATATATCTACATCTCCTGCGTTAAAAGTACCTGCAAAAAATGGATTTTCATATTCAGCCTTACCCTTTTCAAAACTATCATCTAAAGTTTCAAAGTATGGGTATTCGTCTTGTATTTCTTTAAAATAATCTATAGACCTTTGTTTAACTTTTGCATCTTTATCGTCTGATTTATATTTAAAAATTAAATCTCTTTTTAAACTTGATTTTATCCAAGTGTCTACATAGTCTTTACTTCTATCTACTTTGTATGTCCAATCTACGGCTTCTGCTAATGGTTTATAAAAAGTATCAAAAGGCTCAATATATACAACCTTAGCACTTTCATCAGTAGAAAATTGTAAGTTAAAAGCGTGAGCAATTCCTTTTATAAAATCTATTTGCTTGTATTCTTTATTAATTACATCTTTTAAATTATACGTTTGACCATAAGCAGTATACTCAGGTTGTAGTTTTATATCATATCTACCATTAGGGACATTTGCTGAAGGAGATGAAAGATTTATTTCTTGAGAGCCATAAAGCTCTATATCAAAAGAAGCATCATAAGAACCTCCTGCTAATAATAAAATTTTAAATTTAACGTGTAGTTGTGTTCTA